GGCAGCACTACCAGTACCTGTGTATCCCTCTCTGTTCTGACTGCCATCGAGGTTCGGTAAATGGTTGGCATGGTCAGAAGCGAATCTGGGATGTTAAAAAAATGGACGAGCTAGATGCGCTCAACGACACCATCAAAACCCTTCTCTCTTGAACTCCACGCAGAGAATGACGGGCCTGCCAAGGACGCAGTGATGGCATTCATCAAACGAGCCTGGAACCTGGAACCACGAGAGGCAGGGAAGTACGACTGTGACCTCGATGTGTATGAGAAGGGTGCGCTGATAGCCCATGTCGAGGTGGAGAAGCGCAGTCACTGGACGGGAAACTTCCCCTTTGCGACTGTCAATGTGCCTACCAGAAAGCGAAAGTTCTTCCTCCTCGACCTGCCGACCCTGCTCTTTTCTGTAAAGGCAGACTTGACACAAGCCTTGTATACCCGTGGTGATATAATTCTTAATAGCCCAATTGTGGATAACCCGAATCGGTATCTGAAGGAAGAAAAGTTTTACTCAGTACCGCTTCGCTACTGGAAGCTCGTCACACTATGACCGCCATCGTTATCTGTACACAAAACGCTAAGTGCCTGCCTGTGCTGGCTGCTTCTCTGACCTTCTATGTGCCTCTTGAGGTGGAGGTCTATCTGTCTGGGTCTGGCATGATCCTTCCAAGGCATAGAACGATTAACCTTGAGAACACCGCTACCAACTTTGGTGATGCGTATAACGCTACAGTTAACGAAGCCTTCAAACGCCACTCAGATGTCATCCTCTGCAACGATGATGTGGTGCTAACACCCTACACTTGGCAGACGCTTATGGAAGATGTATCGGCCTTCCATGAGGGCATGGGGTATATGGCTTGTCGTAGTGACTACGCTCGTGGTATGCAGAATGTCCGGTATCGACATGACGGTGATCGCTTCGCAATGAAACACGCAAGCGAGGAGTGTGTCGTGCGGGTTCCGGTGATCGCTCCCATATTTGCGTATATACAAAAACAGGCTTGGGTAGACTTCCCTCCTATCAACTGGTACTCAGACGACATCCAGTGCCACGACATCAGCCAGAAGGGATTCCAGCACTATATCAGCAGGTCATATGTCCACCATGTCGGATCACAGACTTGCGGGATGGACTACGAAAAGTGTGTTGAAGATGCAAAGCCTTGGGTGTTAGCGAATAGACCGGAGTTTTCATCATGGTTCAAGACCGACTCTTAAATTGGGCGAGGTGGTGTAACGGATGGGTGGGGCCTGTCAGACAGACCAGAGCCGCCTCCGCTGAAGGTAACTACATTCCTGAACTGGGAGATGTCTGGGAGCCGGACGAGATTGAAATTGAGATCGACGAACTCGACGCTGAAAGGGTAGAGAAGGCGATCACAGAGCTAGGGCCGTGGGCGAGGAAGATGTTGAGATTTCGCTTTGTTGACTTCCCTGACCACCAATCGTATACTATTGCTCAGAGACTAAGAATCTCTGAAGACAGATTCATCAATGAGCTTAAGGGACTTATAAGGAGATTGGAATGGATGCTCAACGAACAGAAGCCTGGATTCAGGCACGACTAGGCAAGTTAACCGCAAGTCGGTGTGGAGATGCACTTGCTACAACAAAAACTGGAGAGTCTGCTTACCGCAAGAATCTCCGTCTGCAACTTTTGGCTGAACGCCTTACGGGTGTTCCTACCGTAATTCCTGAAACCCCTGCAATGCGCTGGGGGACTGAACAGGAACCAGTTGCCAAGCTCGCTTTTAGCGAGTTTACCGGCCTCTCTGTCGAGGATGTAGGATTCATCGAACACCCGCTTATAAAGGGTCTAGGAGCATCTCCTGATGGCTTTACGAGCGACGGTGGGCTTATAGAGATCAAGTGCCCACAAGGGCCAAAGCACATCGAGAACTTTCTGTCTGAGAGAGTTCCTTCCGAATATCGACCCCAGTTGTTGTGCCAGATCGCATGCACAGGAAGGTCGTTCGTTCATTGGGTCAGCTTCCACCCGATGTTCCCCAAGGCTTCGCAGATCAAAGTTATACGCTTTGAGCCTACTGAAGAAGAAGTGCGAGAGTTTGAAGTAAAGGTGTACGACTTTCTTGATGAACTTAACGATTGGGAGAAACGCCTTGCAGATTCAAATTGACACCACAGAAGACAACATGGACGAGGTCTTGGAGTACATGAACGGCCCCTTCATGTCAGCAGCTATTGAGAGTTTCCGCAACAATCTTCGGTATATGGAAAAGTCTGACCTGACCGATGACGCAGCCGACCTTCTTGAGAAGGTTCAAGATTTGTTCAATTCTGAATTTGGGGAGTTTTTGAAATGATGGAACTTAAGAAGCAGCACCTGTTTACTATTGACTCTGACGACTGGAGCCCACTTTTCACTCTGCGGGTTCTCGATAACTGGGTCACCATCTTAAAGAACGAAGATGACGAGATGGGCTTTGGGGATGTACAAGAAGCAATCGAGACATTTGAGTTGATTCTGGAAGCCTTAAGGAAAGTGCAAAATGGGAATTAAGTTTGAGGTTATTGCTTCAGGTGAGACCTACACCAACAAGGCTGGCGAGGAAAAGAAGCGCTGGACAAAAATCGGTGTGGTCATGGAGACCAGTAAGGGTCTGTCCTTAAAGATGGAGTCCGTCCCTGTGGGTTGGAATGGCTGGGCGATCCTGTCCGAACCTAAACCGAAGGAACCAAAAGGAGGGTTCGATGACTTTGATGACACGCCCTTCTGACATGATTTTTGATGTCGAGTCGTTCCTAAAGGCCTGTGGTCACGAACCCAGCCATAAGCACATCTCTCTCTACCACGACCTTGTAAAAGAGGAGATTGGCGAGCTAGAGGATGCTATGGCTGCCTTTAACGCAGCAGAGACCGAAGCAGAACTCATTCAGGCCAAAGCAGATGCTCTCGATGGAATCTGTGACTCAATCTGGGTGTTGATTGGTCTGGCTCAGATGATGGACTTGCCTCTAGAGCGAGGCTGGGATGAGGTGGCTATCTCTAACCTGCGGAAGATTGACGCTGAACTTGGGCGGGTACAGAGGGACGAGAACAACAAAATTCTGAAACCCCCAGGCTGGAGAGCGCCTGACATGGTGAGGATTATCAAGCATGACCCTCGAAAGACTGTTGTCGTATCTGGATCGGAAGCGACCAATATCAACGAATGACATCGCCCATCATTTCCTTGTTAGTCCAGCCCTAGTCAGATTGAGATGCAATTTACTCTTGGAGACTGGGGACTTGGAGATGTCCCAGCAAGGGAAAGTCCGTTTGTGGAGACGCTCACCCGTGAACAGGTCTTTGAACGGGTCAGGCGTGACCACGAATGGAAGATGAACGGCCTAGCAACCCACCTACTCGCTAAGTCTAAAACAAAGCGGGTAGAGTGGTTAGCGGGCTTTCAGAGGAAAAACGGGAAAGAACTTACGGACGATCTGAAGTCAGCGCTTTTACGGCTGCACGAAGCTCGGAAATCGTCTCGTCCCGCCTCTTGAGTTTTGCGAGAAGGCTAGAGGTAACTCCCTCCAAATGAGCGATATAACGATCCTTCTCCACAAAGTCCTGACGCATCATGTTGTATAAACGCTCTTGCATCTCAATGTTCTGCTGAAAGCTCATTTGTGGACTCTCCGAACGGCCTTGAATTGATGACCAATCTTTTCCAGCACTGCGTTCTCGAATTCTACACTATTGTGGAGATGTCTGTGACAGTTGCTGCACAACACTATGCACTTTTGTATCTCCTTCCATAGAATGCGCCAGGCATCATTAGCCGCCAGTTTGTGAACCTTTCTGTTCTCCTTAGACTTTTCAACATGGTGGAAGTCTAGAGCCGCTGGGTGGTCGTTATATCCACAGAAGACACAACTAAGCGTTTTTTTGTACGCAGCCCACTTCTCTTTGTTTCTGAGTTTGACGGGTTTTGTTTTTTCGATGATGGTTTCTTTGTTAGCCTCGTAGTGTCGCTTTGAATACGCCCGTTGTTTTAGTCTTCTTGTCTCTGGGTCTTTATACGGCATCAGAACTCCAAATGATCCCAGCCCATCGTGTTTGCAACCATGTGAGCTAGTTCCTCAAACTCTGGGCCATGCTTATCCCAGACCGGTGACTTATCTTTATAGAGCTTCAGGTGGACTATCTCATGCGCCATCGTCTTTAAGGCGGTATCGAGGTGGGCGATTTTCTTGGAGGAGAGTCGGATGGTGTGCGGATCAGGAGAGTAGTCACCGTACATGGTGGCATCTCTGACTATACCGAAGTTGACATGCTGAGAGGGAGGTAAACGCCAGCCTTTAATGGGAGGGAGTTGAATCAGAAACTCATACATCACTCGGCAAGCGTCGATTGTCAGGCGCATACCGGACTTATACCTACTCTTTGTTATCGAGAGGTTTCAGTTTGAAGATACTTCTGAATGTATGCGTCTCGACGATCCGAATACCCGTCCACACAATCGTAAACAGTGCGGCTACGGCAGGGAGAATGTCGGCTAGGGTTCCTACAACCGTCACCACTGAAATAGCATCAAGAGCGTGCTTAGTTGCTTCCGTTGTCATACATCACCTTTTCTGCTTTGCGCCTCTTTACAAGGCCAGGAAGTTTTACACCACGGGCAAAAACCCATTTTAGGAATTCATCGGATGCGGTAGGGTCGCCCCGATTAGCTTTGCGCCTGAGTGTGCTTATCTCTAAGTTCCCTGCGCCACAGTTAAAAGTAAAGTCTGCAATAGCAGCCAGTTGATAAGGCGATTCTACATTAGGACATAGACGAAGGGTAGCCCTAACTGCTTTACGCATGTCCTGCTGAAGCCATTCTTCAGCCGTATGCTCATCAATGTCAGGCCACTTGTCCAGAGGCTCCCAAGGAGTCCTAGAGAGCAGTCTTCCATAACCCTGAGTCGGATACCCTACAGGGTCATGGTAAGCCTTTAGGACAAGCCCCTCGAAGGGTTTGGCGACCTCCGAGGCAAGTTGCAAAATCTCATCCATTTGCTTTTGCGGTATTGGTAGAACCACCCAAGACTGCCTTGGCTGCACGTTGACCAAAGAAAAAACCTAGAACCATAAGCAACACCGCCCAGTCGTTCTCAGTCCACGTTGCGTTAATTGCCTGGACGGTATCTAACTGAGCCTTGGCAATCTCAAAGACACTCCACTTGTAGACCATGTAGAACCCGAAAGCACAGTAGGCAATGGTTGGGCGTACAAGACCATTCACGATGTCCAGAAAGCAGTAGCCATAAAACGCTGGGGTCACGAGCCACTTCCCCCAGTTAGATGCAGCCCACTTGTCCGCAGCGTCAATAAGTTGGACTCCAAAAGAAGCCTGTGGCTTGTGAAGAACCTTAGCCTCCTCGATGTCTGCACGAGCGTTAAGCTCCTCCATCCTCCAGGTGTGTTCAAACTGCATGTGCTTGAGACGCAGTTCCATGAGCGCTAACTCATGCTTTCTGTCGCCCCAGTCACGAAAGACCGTAAGAAGGCTAGGGAGGAGTGGGCCAACAATTCCGGTTAGGAACGACATCAAGAGTGTGAGCATTAAATACCTCTGTTTTGGATTACATGTACGGTGAACCAGATCACGACAGAGCAGGCCAGAATGCCGCCTATTACCGCAGCCACAGTGATGAGCGCCTGCTTGTCTGCCTCTTTCCTTGCTGCTTCTTCTAGCTCGATGCGTTTAGCCTCTGCGTCTCGCTTGCGCTTGGCCTCTGCCTGAAACATCAACCAGTCATCCCAAAGCCCAGGTCGGCCTTGGTAGATCATCATCTGCTTTAATTCTTCCTGCTGTTGCTTTAACTGCTCCAGCGCAAAGAACTCTTCCAAGTCGCTGCGCTGGTCGTACGGTTTTTCTTCTACTTTCTTCTGGAGGGAAGACTTCGCATCAAACCACTCTGCGATCGCCTTCCCTGCCTGCATGAGTTCGCCAGAATTGTTAATGGCCTCCTTAATGACTGCAAAGGCGGCATTAGCAGCGGCAAGCTCTACTAGCATTATGCAGTCCAGCCAGAAGCAAGATCTTTAGCAATCTGACGAAAAGCCTGATAAGCAGCGTATTCTTCTGGCTTACTATCCTTGTTGTTAATAGTTGCAATTTCAGCGCCAACCGTGTACTGGCTTGCAATAATTTTTTCAATCATCTGGTCACGAGAGTCTGATACTAGACACACAGCCTCATCTGCCATCCATTGAACTTCAGGCCCATCCATGCCTTCACGAGTAAACTGCTCAATGTTCCAATGGATGCGGACTTCTCGACCACTAACCTCATAAACCTGAAACTCACGACCAGCAAATACTTTCATATTGCACCTCTAAGTTGATGTGGATAAAACCGCACAAGTTTTGCAACACACTTGCGCCATAACAATTTTGCATTTGCTCTCTTGACCCACCCCTTATAAGCCATAAGAGAACTTAAAAACATTACAGAGTTGCTTGCACAAACAATTTTTGTTAACGCTTTGCACTTTGCAGCGAACCTTCTTGCAATGCTACTTCTCAACCTTGTATGCGATGGACGGAATACATAACCAACAAAATCAACGCCAGACTTGTTTACATCATAAATGTTCCAACTTGGCTTAATTTGCAACTTTAATAAACTAAGTTTGAACTCCATAACTTTTTTTATCTGCACTAATTCAGTAGGTGAGTCTCCAAACACAACAATGTCATCGCAATACCGAAAATATCCTCTTGGCTTAACAGTCTGCTTCATCCACCAGTCAAACTCATTAAGATACAAGTTACCTAAGTGTTGACTGGTGTAGTTCCCAATCGGCAGCCCTTGCATGCTATCAATTATGTCGTCTAACAACCACAAGGTGTCTTTGCACTTAATCTTCTTGCGGACACATTGCTTCAATATTTTATTGTCAACAGAAGGGTAATACTTTTTAACATCTATTTTTAATGCATAAGCCGGACAATTTTCAGACCTTACAAGTTTTTTAATCCTCTTTGCCGCATCTGATGTTCCACGACCTGTAATAGACTGAAAAGTGTCACGAATAAAAGACTTAGTAAATATGTCTCCAACCACATTTAACAAGGCGTGCTGCACTATCCTGTCTGGATAGTAAGGTAGTTTGTAAATTGTCCGCATCTTTCTGCCATCAAACCTATCTTCTATCTCATACGGACTGGTTGTAAAAGTTTTGTTGATTAAAGACTTTTGAATTTGTTTGCAATACTTTTCGATGTCTGCATCAACCATCTTGACTTCTGTGTAATAAGACTTTCCCTTTCGTGCTTGTTGATGAGCAAATTTTATATTGTCCAAATCAACAATTGCCTTCCATAGGTCACCATGCCTTTTCATCGCTGGTGTTCTCCCAGTTCTTCGGTTTCCCTACCAAACTGCATTGGATAGACATATTTTCCCACAAAGGGAAGGGGTTGGTTTGGCATTACTACTTACAGCGAGGTGAGTGCCAATATTACGATTAGAATTCGACGCATCATTATTCGCATTCACATTGAAAGTGCCTGCATTAGCCCCATTATTCGCATTACTGCTGACATGGATGACCTGATACATCAAAACCAACCCCCTTACTACACAAGTGTGGTGCTACGCACCATTAAAAAGCGAGGCGAGCGCCAACATTACGAAGAGAAAACGACGCATCATCAGCCGCAAACACACCGAAAGCGCCCGCAGAAGCCCCATAATTCGCAGCACCGCCGACATGGACGACCCGATCTGCCGATGTTGTCCCGTACCAATAATCTGTCAAGTATGTAGAAGAAGACCCGCCAGAGACACTAGTAGCGATAAAGTAGTTATCAATCGCAGCAATGGCGCTGACATAATTGGATGTTGTTGGTGCGCTAGAAGTAATAAGCTGCATGCCAGTAGAGTCACTATCACTAAACTCTGCGCTATCGTTGCTGACATGAACATTTCCGTTAGAGATGTCGTTTACAAGGATTCCATCCGCCCAATTCCAACAGTTGCCGTAGAAGTTTTCAATCCCACGATACGACATGAACGACGTTCCTGGCTTCGCACTAACACCAGCGCCACTTGATGTATCTGTTGAAGCATTTCCTAAAGAATTTGATGCTCCCGCTACGGTATGAGGCGAGTCATTTTGATTAGAACTAGAAGACAAATAACTTCCATTTGTATTTCCAGCCCCTAAAATGTTTTGCGAATAGAAAGACTGGTTTTCAATTAAATACAACAACTGAACAGCAGAGAACAGAGCAAAATCTAACTGTCTCCATCCAGTACCACGATTAGACGCAAGAGTCCGGCACTCAGCACGAGTCACACCGACAATGGGATACACACCAGATACAGACGAGAGTTTGTCCGCAGCAAGATCAAGGCTTGAAGTTAAGTCGTCAAGATTTAGCCCGCTCTTATAAGTGCTATCCGTTGCATCTAAGTAGCAAGCATCATAGGCAGAAATGTACCGAAACGGCACAACCTTTTTGTCTTTGATAAACGCTGGGTGCAATTCAAACCCAGATAACGGGACATCTGCAATACTCCAAGTGGTTACTGTTCCAGCAACAGAGCGTTTTACATAAAATGCCGGAATCTCAACCATCACCATTCCATCTGCGCCAGTTAATACAGATGCAGTTCCGTCCTCTTTATATGCGCTATCAGATGGGTCTAGGTAATAATTAACAGTTCCATTGTCAGCAAGCAAGCAACGACGCATGCGACGGTGAATGTTTGTAACAACAGGAGCGCCTCCACCATAAGGGTTGGTGCTAGAAGCTGCAGGTGTTGATGTATTGCTATCCCACGAAAAAGACGAAATGCTAGAAATAGTTTGGGCATAAATTGCGTTTGCTGTAACTGTGTTGTCTTTGAGCAAAACACTATCAATGGTTACGCCAGCAGCAGAAGTCTTTTCTGAGATTACATCTGTAGAAACGGAAGTGTTAGCAGTAATGGTCGTGCCAGTAATTGCAGCAGCACTTGAACCGCCAATGGTAGTCCCGTCAATGGCTCCTGAATCAATATCAACCTTACTGATGTTGACTTCACCAGTACCGTTAGGCGTTAGGTCAATGTTGCCGTTGGAGTTTGTAGAGGTGAGTGCATTACCATCTAGTCGGAGGTTATCTGCATTTACCTGCGTAAACGAACCCACCGCAGGAGTAGCGCCACCGATTGCAGTGTTATCAATCGTGCCACCGTTAATGTCCGTCGTGGTCAGCACAGAAGACCCAAGTGTGACTACCCCAGTCGAATCAGCAATAGAACCAGCAGCCGTACCGTCCTTGGCCTTGATGTTGGTGACTTCAAGGTTCGTCAGATCCGCTGTCGTGGCATTTAAAGTGCCGACCCCAGAAATGTCACCCGTTGAGTCAGCAATCGTGACTACGGAGTTCTGGACGAGCTTTCCTGTTGTGCCGTCAAATCGGACTACTGCATTATCCGTAACGGTGCCTGCCCCAGCCATCCCGACGATTACATAGTCCGTACCGTTAAAGGCTACAACCGCTGTCTGCCCCGGTTGGAGCGTGATCCCATTCTGTCCTGTGGCTTTAAACGTCAGTGTGTAGGTCGCATCTGCGTTAATGAGTCTGTAAGACCTCGCCGGGTTTGTCCCCGTGTTTCCTACCGTGATGATTGAGTTCTGAGCCAGAGAAGAAACCCTAAACCCCGCATACTGGGCGCTGGTTGCTGTGATATTTGTACCGATTGAGTCACCCTCTGTGGTCTCAATCGTCAGGGCGCCGGTGGTAAAGTTGGCACTTGTCAGGTTAGACATTCCTGCAATAGCAACATCTAAGTACTGAGTCAGGCCGTTGTTCGTTACGTCGCCCCAAGTACCGGCTTCGGTTCCAGTGACTGGCAGTGGTAGATCGAGAAGTGTCGTGCGGTTAACCGTCATTTAAAGCTCCTATGCTGCGACTGGCAGCCAATTTGGTGTCTGACTGTCAGGGATGTTTGTCCAGTTTGGTGTCTGAGAATCGGATATTCCAGTCCAGTTTGGTGTCTGACTGTCGTCAATATTAACCCAGTTTGGGTTGTTTATGGTAGGAACAGATCCTACTAACACAAGCGCCCTCGTGGATGGGATTCTTACATGACCTATTACACTGGTCGGGGCAATTCCAACAATTGAAACCGCCCTTGTTCCGGGTTTAATTCCAGCATCTACTTTTGGAGCGATCCCGACTATTGAAACAGATCTGGTCCCCGGCTCAATCGTGAAACTTAAAGACGGAGCCGCTTCAACAATACTAAGCGCCCTTGTTCCGGGTGCAATCTGTGTGTTTAACTCTGGCGCTACCCCGACTAAAGATAAAGAATCAGAACCGACAAAGATTTCTGCAGCCAGACTGGGTGCTACACCTGCTACTACAACCGCTCTGGTCCCCGGTTCGATGGTGAAACTTAAAGACGGGGCTAACCCAACTACAGAGAGACTGCCTGATCCCGGTGAGATCTGTGTGTTTAACTCCGGTACTACTCCGACTAAAGATAGAGAATCAGTCCCCGGGGCAATCTGAACATTTAAAGACGGAGCTACACCTGCGGCTGTGAGAGCTACCACACCGGGGGTAACGGTGTTTAAACCTCCAAAACTACCTATCCCGTATGGAGATATGCCCCAGCCAGCCGACATTTAAGGCTCCTAGGTCAGGGTAAATACACCGGTCGCAGCAGGCAGAATTGTCAAAGTGTTAGGGGAAGCTACAGTAAACTGAACCGTAGACAGAGCCGCATAACACAAAAGCTTACCGGCGGAGGACTCATAAAGCACCGCATAGCGGATGTTGTTAATTGAAGACCCAGACGCTGTAAAAGTAAGCCCAGCGGTCGTATAAGTGAACTTCATCTGAGAAGCCGAAGCGCCTGTGGTCCACTGACCTGTAACTGGAGCAATCGCCTTTCCACCAGCAACATAACCGCCCGTAGCAGAAACCTGAGCAACCGTAAGAGAAGCAAAGGTACTGATAGCCAAGTTGGTTACAGTCGCACTACCAGATGTCCGAAACAAAGCAATCTTAAAGTTCCCGGTTCCACCTGCCCCGAGTTGGATGGTGCCGTTACCGATGTAACGCTTGCCATCGTTATAAAGTGTCCATGCTGAAGCAGCCATTTCAAAACTCCTCTAGAGCGGCGCGGTCAGCGCCAGATTGCAAGATTTGACGGAGCAAGCCGCCGTAGATTTCTAGTTCAATAACATCACTCATGCATTGGACTAAGTCAATAAATTCTTTAGCCTGTGCAAGCATCCAAGCGTGACACAAAAACTCTTTACCGCCGACCTTCACAACATACACAGGCTGATCGTCGTTCTCAGGCTGGGAGTAGGCATGGTGCGCTCCGTCTTCTAAGCATGAATCACAGCCAAAAATATGGAAGCGTTTGAATCCCAACATTCTAAACAAAGGGATCGCTCTCAACAAGACTGTCGAGCCGCCGGGGACTGGGTAACATCTTTCATAGTTCTCCAACAAAATCTCCCTAACCTCCTCGGCCCCGGTGTGCCAGATGTAGGTCTGCTCCTTGGGGAGCTTGGCAAAGATTTCAGGATTACACTGAGAAGCAATGAAATATTTGCAGTCAGGAATAATTGTAGTTACAAATCGACTATTAAAAGCCCTTGCATCCACCATCACCAGCGCAGAAGGACTTAAACCCTGATCAATACAGTACTGGTAGGCGTTGTTCATGCAGATCAACTTAACGCCCTGCTCGCGCAGCTCTCGGATCTTTTCAATGTCTTTAGCCAGAGAGGGTCCACCACCGACTAACATAACCTCAACATCGTTTGTGACGTGTGGCTGTACCTGTTGAAATCCAAGCCTGACATTGGTAAATACATTCGCCTTAACAATATCAATCTCGGTATTAATAGTCCCTTCCATCTTGACGTTCTCAAGCGGAATCCATTCCTTTGGTGGGATCGGCTTAATTGAAACTGTCGGCGGATCAGAATGAAAGGAAGTAAACATCAAGCAAGCCTTATCAGAGCGGTTGTATTGCTTGTCGCAGGGAACTGCACAGTGAATGTCGTTGTAGAGGTCCGGTCTGCACCAAAGTCAAGAACACAAACAGCGGGGTTAGTAACACCCCCGTAAGTCCCTGATCTGTAAATTAAAGCCCCACGGGCAGTCAGAGCGGAACTCCAAGATGTATTGGCAAAGTTCACAAATGCTGTGCCGCCAGTAGATCCAACCGTCGGGGTAAGGACATTCCCACCAGCAGAGTAGCCAGAAGCCACCACCTCACCTACAGTCGTGTAGACCGTAGTAGAAGCGTTTAGCGTAGCGTCATTTGTATATAGGGCGATCTTATAGGTCGTGGTCGAAGAGAAGTCGGTGGTTCCGTTAAACAGATCCGTCTTAAAGGAGTTACAGGTGAAGTTTCCGGTAAAAGCCATTAGTTCACCGAAAGCCTTATCTGACCGGATCGGTAACTGTCTCTCCTGTCCATTCCGTCACCAAGACGTTTAGCCAGAATCATTGCTTCTTCGTAACGCTTGTTGTAATTAGCAATAACATCTGGCTCTCCCTTCATAAACGTATATCCTTCGACTAAAGCGCCGTATAGTAGGGCAGAGTCAAAATTATCTCCAAGCCATGTATTTCCAGCAGTAACAATCGACTCAGGATAATAGAAATAATGCAACTCCACCGCATAGTTTGCCGCCGGGGTCGGCCCAAGAATAAATGTATTGCTATCAAACAGAGCGTAGTATTTTGGAATCCCCGTGGTGGCAGGATTGGGATAAGCCGCCCGGATGTAATTTACATCTTTATTTAGAAGATACTCATACTCACTGGTAGTTGGATTTACCACCGCCAAAGAGTAAGGAGCAAGAAAGTCAACCGGGGTGGCTAGGTATTTATTACTGCCGGTCGTCGTGCCCGTCTGATTTTTACGGAAGTCAGGAAACTGAACCGAGTTAAAGATCCTTTGCTCAGCCTGTCGTATGAACGTGTCAATTTGTTCTTTGGACGTAAAGCTGACCGTACCGCCCGTTGAAGACGCGAGCGTCTCCGCTGGGAAGTCGTTCTCAACGTAGCCTTGAATCGTTTTGAACAAAGTGGCGTAGTTCATCCGAGCTTCTTAGAAGACTTTGTGCCTTTGGTTGCAGCCCCGGTGCCACGAGTCTTAACAGTCTGTGTGCTGGGGATGTTGTTTGGGTAACCTGCGGTGTTAGGCACAGGTACCGGTTTGGGTTG